AAATACTTTTTTGATCCATCAGCTAATTGAATAATACCACCTTCGGCAGACTGACGAATAAAGTCGGTTGGTAAATCTTCTATAGGCATTCCATAATAATCTTGTGTGTCTGTCATATAGTAAGGTTTTGTTCCTAAACCTGCAACTTGAAACTGTTGAGGGTCTTGATAATATAATTCGTTAAGACCCATTGGGTCTCCCGGAACATAATTTTCTTCTGCTTTTTTTGCTGCATAGTAAGTTAAGAAAGGTGAAGCAACAGAACCTGCTGTTAAAACATTACCAAGTAAAGAAGATTTTTTTGCTGATGATGCTAGTTTATTTACCTCTTTTAATCTTTCACTAGTAACTAATTGATCCATTGCAGCATTAACACCACCATCAGAACTTTCCAAAATAGAAGGATTAATTTTTTTACTTTCTAACCATTCAGCATTTGTAAGTTTTTGTCCTTTATCAGGTAGGTTTGATCCTCCAACATTTTTTAAAAGATTAAATGGATCTTCTTTACCTTTTAAGAAACCTAATTTTCCACCAATACCTTGACCTGAAAATTTCTTTAATGGACTAAATCCAGCTCCTGCTAAAGATCCTATTCCGTATCCAAGCATTGCTGTTTGAAGAGCTTGTTCAGGTTTTTGTCCTGCAATTAAACCACCAATACCAGATCCTATGGCAGCTCCTGCAGAGCCTCCAAGCATAAATCCAATCCCACCACCTACAACAGGGGCTACTTTTTTAATGGCTTTTTTTACAGATTTAAAAGCTTTATTTAAAAAGCCTCCAATCCCAAATTGAGGTATATCCTCGATAAACTGTTCGTCAAATTCAATCATGCATAATCCTTCATAGCAACTAGTTTTTTCGTTGAAAAAGCAAGGAGGCGAGGCTTGAAGAAATGCGCCTATTTTATTCTATATTTATATGTGTTTTTGATATAATGTGCAATGAGAAATTATACATGGATATAGATATTAAGAAAGTACCTATGGTTCGTCTCACGTGGCGCGA